CGGGAGGGCTGCATGTTCGGCTTCCAGTTGATCCGTCAGCACCGCAAGGTCCGCGTGTACCTCCAGGATGGCCCCACCATCGAAGGTGTCCTGGCAAGTCGCACTAGGAGCGAGTACGTGCTCTGGGCGCCACGCATTATCACTGGTGAGCACGACCCGGAGGTCGAGGTGTCGGGGCATGTAGAGATTCCCCGCGAGCGCGTCCTTTGGTATCAGATCGTCGGCTGAGCGCATGGAGGCAACCCATGTTCTCGCCACGCGTGCGGGGAACCGTGAGCTGCGCGCAGCCAACCCCTCCTTGCCCTGGGGGCCGAGCACCGTCCCGCCACCACCGGGGTTCGGTGGGGAAGGCGTAACACAACAGTCGGCCGTCCAGGTCGCCGCTGTGTATGGCAGCGTCGGCCTGCTGGCTGACTCTGTAAGCACTCTCCCGTGTCGGGTGCTGACCACACCCGTGCTGAAGAACGCACGGGAGCTCGCCCCATCGGCGCTGATCCAGCAGCCCTTCAGCGAGATGTCCCGCATTGACTGGTTCGTCCAGTTCGTGTGGAGCCTCGCCCTACGGGGCGAGTTCATAGGACAGATCATCGAACGAGACAACCTGCTTTACGCGACGCAGATCAAGCCCCTCGACCTCGACAGGGTAAACGTCAGGCGCAACCGCGAAGGGAAGATCGAGTACCGCTACGCCGGCAAGCTCATCAATAACGACGACGTTTTCCATGTGAAATACCAGTCGTGGCCGGGGATGATCCGGGGCGTCAGCCCGATTGACATATTGAAGACGACGTTCGGGCTCGCTCTTCACGCGGATAAGTACGGGGAGAGTTACTTTCGCAATAGCGCTAACCCGCAGGGCGCCATTGAAGTCCCCGGTTCGCTGGCGCCAGATGAGACCCGGAAGATGCTCCGCAGTTGGCTGGCCAGTCATCAGGGCACCGGGAGCGCGAACCTGCCAGCAGTCCTGACGGACGGCGCGAAGTTCAACCCGATCTCGATCACCCCCGAGGACTCCCAGTTCCTACAGAGCCGGGCATTCTCCGCGAGCCAGATCGCGGGAACGATCTTCCGCATACCGCCCCACATGATCGGTCTCGTAGACCGTACGACCTCGTGGGGAACGGGTGTCGAGCAGCAGGAGCGTGGCTACGTCACCAACACCCTCCAGGGGTACCTGGGGCGTGCTGAAGAGGCCCTGACGGCGCTCCACCCGCCCGGGCAATATGTGAGCTTCGATATCGCGCACCGTGTCCGGGGCGACACGCTGCAAAGGTCACAGTCCGCGTCCCTGCTGATGCTCGCGGGCGCGATCGTCGCGGACGAGGCACGGGCCATGTTCGACATGCCCGCGCTGCCCAACGGTGAAGGCCAGAAGCTGTACGTCCCAATCAATACCGAGCTGCTACAGGCTGCGCTCGCCCAGGTGCAGGCCGCTGAAGCTGCCGTGAATAACCCAGTCGATCGAACTACCGCAGGGTGACCCCTTTGGAGGTCAACAATGAGAAAGCCAACCCACCAAGAGCAGTCACTCGCGGACGCCATCAGGGCCGCTGTCCGTGCCGACGCGAGCCACGACATCGCGCGTCGCCACGTCGTCGAGGAGGCCAAAAACCTCCGCCTCGCGGAGCTGGTCCCCGACAACTGGCGCGAGGACGGCACCCTAAAGGACACCAGCGGCGTATGGATGACGAGCGAACAGCGTGATACGGCCAACGATGTTTTCACTGCCCTCGAAGGCGCCATTGGGGACCTGTACGAGGAGTCCTGCTGGTATGCGTGGGTGCAGGACTGGTACGGAGCCGGGAACGAGGAGGAACCCTACATCGTCATCTTCCGCGCGGGCGGCGAGCTTTACAGCGCCGAGTTCTCCTACGACGACGACCTGAAGATCGTGGTTGGGGAGCCCATCAAGGTTAGGCCGATCACGCTCTACGTCGAACGTGACGCGAAGGCCAAGGGAACCGTTCAGCGCACGCCTTCCCAGGAGCTCGAGCGGCGCAAGGCAAAAGCACCTACCAAGGGGTCGGTCGAGTACCGGGGTTTGCCGATCGGCGACATAGAGCTACGCGACGCGTCGGACGGGTCGCTCGACTTCACCGGGTTCGCCTCGATGACCGGGGTTCCCTACCCCATCGGTGACATGTTCACCGAGACGATCGAGCGCGGCGCGTTCAAACGGACGCTCAACAACCCCGAGCTTGACGTGCAGCTCCTCGTGAACCATCGCGGGCTGCCGCTCGCGCGCACCACCTCGGGGACACTCACATTGAGAGAGATCGACCGTGGTCTATTCGTCGAGGCGCCCGGCCTGGAGCGTGACGATCCCGATGTTCGTGCGCTTGAGCCCAAGATGCGCAGGGGTGATGTCACCGAGATGAGCTTCGCCTTCCGTGCGCTTGATGAAGAATGGGACGACGAATGGACACACCGGAGCCTCCGCTCCGTTGACATCCACCGAGGGGACGTGAGCATCGTCTCCTACGGGGCGAGCTCTACCACCACGGCAACACTGCGCTCCAGCGAGGCGCGAGCATTTATAGGTGACCTAGAGCGGCGTAGTGGCGAGCGGCTACCTGCCGCCTTCGCGCGAACCCTCTTCGCGGAGCTAACGGGCACCGAGCCGGAGGAGCGGGAAGAGCCACCGCCGGCGGCGATCGTGATTCCCGACCACACCAAGCGCGCCCGACTGCGACTCGCCGCGATCAGGGGCTGATGCTTGATGAGCGACACACAGGCACCTGAGGTCAGCGAGCGCGGTGATCTGCGGATCACCCATGAGCCAAAGACCTATGAACGTCACTCTCCACACTCCTATTTTCAGGATCTAGCATTAGCGCAGCTCCAGGGCAATGTGGAGGCGGAGGGGCGCCTCCAGCGCCACGACCGTGAGTGGGAGCCCCCAGCTGCACGTGAGTTTCGGCTGTCGCGCCATGGCGATGAGTATGAGGTGCGCGTAACCCCGAACTGGACACCGGGGACAGGTGGATACTTCGCGCCTCCGGCATGGTTGATCGAACTCTATGCCGACGTGCCACGCGCCGAGAGGGTCCTGGCGCGCCTCGCGCCCAATGTTCCGTTGCCCCGGGGGCCGCAGAGCGTCAACATTCCCATATTCAAGGCAGGGGTGACTGTTAACCCCACGGCCCTTGACTCCCCCGTCCCGGGCACGGATATTGCCGACACCGCCAGCCTGAACCCGGTCATCACGATCCCTGGCCAGCAGGACGTGCCCCTGGCGATGCTTGAGCAGTCACCGACAGGAGCGGCGTTCGACTGGGTGATCTTCAAAGCACTGAAGGGCGCCTATGACGAGAAGTTAGAGCAGCAGCTCTTGGCGGGGACTGGCAACGGGCAGCTTCTCGGCCTCCTGAACGTCGCGGGCGTGAATCAGATCGCGTACACGGGATCCCCATCCGGCACGACGTTATACCCCATTCTCGGCCAGGCACTCGCGGCGATCGGCAATAACAGGAAGATTCCGCCCGAGGCATGGTTGATGAACACCAGCCGCTTTGCGTGGCTCAGCACGAGCGAGGACACGCAAAACCGGCCCCTCTTACTCTCCGACTACCAAGGGGACTTCCCGACCGCCTCGATCGTAAGTCGTCCCGTCTACCTTGATGACGCGATGCCCACCGTTGAAGGCACAAAGCAGGTGCCGGTCATTGCATGCTGCCCCAGCGACCTCCTGGTGTTGGAGTCGGAGCCCACGACCGACGTGATGCTCCAGCCGCTGGGCGGCTCAAACCAGGTACGCATACAGATGCGAACCTATGTCGCGGCCGTCACGAATCTCTACCCCACGGGGATAAGTGTCATCAACGGCACCGGCATGGTGCCCGCTGAACACTTCTGATCTTGCAGTAACACCGCATTGCCGTCCCGCCTAGTGGCACCCGCGTACCCCCAGTCGCGTGCGTGGTCCCCACGGTCGGCCAGACGGCAGCCCGGGAGTCAACACATGAGCCACGCGGCTCCCGATGAAAGGACGGTCCGTCATGGACCCCGATGAGAAGCCCCTCTTGGAGCAGCTCCAGGAAAAGCGAGCAGCGCTCGCCGCGAAGGTCGAGCCACTGATCGAGAAGCGCGAGGAAGAGCACAAGGAGTTCGACACCCGCACTGCCGACGAGGACGAGGCAAGGCGCCCAACCGACGACGAGCGCACGGCGTTCGCGGACGCTGAGACCCGGTTCGACGCCGAGGTTGCCGAGCTGGCCAAGGAGATCAACGCCCTGGACCTCCGCATCGAGCGCCAGGAACTCGTCAAGCGTGGCGAGGAGAACGCCGCGAAGGCCAGCAGGGGTGACATCACGGTCACCAGCGAACCCGAGGTGTATAAGCGCAGCGGAGAAAAGGACAGCCCGTCCTACTTCGTTGACTTGGCCTGCCGTGCCCACCCGGCCCTCGCCTCGAAGATGGGGCCACGTGCTGACGGGTACGCGAAGCGCCTGGAGGAACACTCCAAGCTCGTCGAAGACGTGATGCCAAAGCGCGAGCAGCAGCGCGCCAGGCGAGCCGAGGCGCAGGTCGAGAACGCCGAGCGGGAGACCCGCGGGCGGTGGCTCGGACGCTCCGCCGGATTCGAGGAGAGCCCGTTCGAGCGTCGCGCACCCAGCCGCATCCCGGGACAGGGTGGTTACGGGATACCACCGTTGTGGCTCATCGACGATTACATTCCGTACCTCCGTCCAGGGCGTGTTGCCGCCGGGTTGCCGAGACAGATGACGCTGCCATCCGGCACCGATTCCATCAACGTCCCGAAGCTCACCACGCCGACTGCCGTGGCGGTGCAGACGGCAGACAACGCACCTGTCGCCACACAGGACATCAAGGACAATTTCGTGCAGGCGAACGTGAAGACGCTCGCCGGGTTCGCGGACCTGCCCTTGCAGCTCATCGAGCAGTCTCCAGGGACCATCATCGATGAGGTCATTACCCGCGACATGATGGGCGCCTACGACGTTGCCCTCGACAAGCAGGTGATCTCCGGTAACGGCACCGGGGCGCCCCTGTCGGGTGGTCAGATCGTCGGTATTTACCCGTCGAGTAACTGGGAAGCCACGTCGCTCACGTGGACGGCCGCTTCGCCTACGGGTCAGGGGTTCTTCCAGATGCTCGGTGCGATGGCATCCAAGACAGCACAGGCAAGGTTCAACCTCCAGGACTTCGCGTTTCTGGTGCATCCCCGCCGCTGGTTCTGGGGCTCCACATACACCGACAGTAACGGCCGGTTCATCGTCGAGAACCAGGACTTCGGACCGTTCAACACGGATGCTCTCATCATCGGGGAGCAGACCCCGTTCGAGGGGCTCGTCGGCCGTGTGCCGTTCGGACCGAAGGTCTACATCGACGCGAACATGCCCACGAACGACGCTGGTCACAAGACAGCGGAAGTCGCGGACGCTGATGTTGCTATCGGCGCTATCTGGGACGACCTGTGGCTGTTCGAGGGTGACATCCGCACGGATGTGTTCGACCAGACCCTCTCCGGCACAATGGAGATCCGCTACCGGCTCTACAACTACGTTGCCCTGCTGCAGCGTTACGGGCCTTCCGTCGCGATCTCCACGGGTACCGGGTTCGCGCCGCCCGCAACGGTGGACGGCACCCTCTACTAGACCGACCACAGCCAGCCCGGGCTGAGTTCCGGGCTGGCTCACTCTCGACCCCGTGTGGTCGGAAAGGAGCAGCACAATGTCAGGTTCCGATCTGGTCAGCGCGGCCTACCCGTTGACCTACCCATTCCGCAAGCTGACCGGCAACGCCGGCCAGGTACAGCAGTCCAACCGCAGTATCCGCTCGAACATGGAGTGGACAGGGCTCGCCAACCCCACCGACGGTGCACTCGCCGCCACGGGCGTCGGGTGTGCTGTACCGATCCCCGTCGAGGTCGGGGACAGGCTCTCCAAGGTCGCAATCCTCATCGGGGCAACAGCGGGTGGCACCCCAACCCACTCGTTCGCCGCCCTGTATTCGGGGGTCGCGGTTCCGGCTCTGCTTGGACAGTCCAAGGATGGGGCTGCAGCGGCGATCGCGGAATCCGCACTGTTTGGGTTCACGTTGGAATCAGAAGTCGAAATCACGGAAGCAAACGCCCCCAGGGGATTCATCTACGCCAGCGTGGCGATCACCGCAACCACCGTCCCCACAGCAGCCGTCGTATCGACCCCGACCGCGATCGGCTACAAGTGGTTCACCAACAGCCCCCTGTTCCTTGCGGCAACCCACGGGTCGGCATTGGCCGGGACTGCCCCAGCGACTATTGCGTCGCCGGCAGCGAAGGCCGTAGCCCCGCTGGTCTTCGTCTCCTAGACCAATGGGCCACGGAATGCACCCACGGGCCGCCATGTTCCTGCAGGAGCGCGAAAACGCTCGTGGACATGGCGACCGTGGGGTCGAGCGGTGCATGGACGTGGAGCTCGACCGGATGGGCCATAGGGATCATCCGGTCGAGACCACCGAGCAGGAGCAACTGGAGAGGGCGGTTCCGGCGCAGCCGAAGCGCCGGGGTCGGCCGCCCAAGCCGCGCTGCGAGCACGACATGCTGGTGGAGCGCTGCCCGGAGTGCTCCGAAGGCGGCACCTGATGGCAGGCTCGCTGACCATCACGGGCCTCTCAGCCACCGAGCCCGCAGGGCAACGCACCTTTGGCCCACTCTCGATCCAGGGGACGCGGGTGATCGGAGAGACCCTAGAGGTCCCTCTGTCGATTGGGGATAACACGTTCAACGTCCCCACCGGCAGCGTGGCCTGTTTACTGATCCCACCGGAAAACAGCACGGTCGGGTTAAAGATCCGCACGAGCCTCAACAGCGGCGACCAGGGGCTACCCATCAATGCTGGTTCGGCTCCTTTCGTCTACCCGTTTCCCGCTGTGGCCCCAGTGTCGTTGATCGTCCACGCGGAATCGGCACAGGCAGCGCCACTCGCCATCGCGTTCATCTAGTAGTAGGGGGGGTCGTATGCCCGAGCAGCTAGCGAACCTCGCCCAAACCACCCTCGCCAAAGCCATCGGAGTAGTCACGGCAGGCACCAGTGAAGTCATTCTGGTCGCGTCCACTGTCAAGTTCCCGACGGAAGGCAACTTCAGGGTGAACCTCGGCGGGGGCGAGCTGGGATTGGTCACTGCGGTCGAAGGGGTCCACTGGACAACCACCCGTGGTGCGGAGGGCACGACACCTATCGCTCACCCGGTCGGTCAGATCGTCACCCATGTCCTGACGACGGGTGCCCTCGCCGCCGCGTTCGATGCTCACGGTGCCGCCGCAACGGCCCAAGCGGCGGCTGAAACTGCAGCCATGGCCGATGTGGCAGCCGAGGCGACAGCACGGGCCAGCGCAGACGGTGCCCTTGCGAGCAGCATCACGGTTGAGCGCTCACGCGCGGAAGGCGTCGAGGTGACGAAGGCTGCCACGTCCGCGTTGACCGCGGAGACCTCGGCCCGCGAAACGGCCGTTACCGGCGAGAGGACCAGAGCCGAAACCGCCGAGGCCGCGAACGCCACGGCGGTCACCACCGAGAAAGGTCGCGCAGAAGCGGCGGAGGGCGCCAAGCTGGCGAAGGCCAGTAACCTCTCCGACCTAGCATCCGTCTCGACGGCTCGCACGAACCTGGGCCTCGGAACGGCGGCAACGGAACCAAAGGCAGCGTTCGACATCGCAGGGGCCGCTTCGACCGAGCAGGCTAGGGCGGAAGCAGTTGAGGCCTTGAAGCTCGCTAAGGCATCAAACCTGAGCGACTTGGCATCCGCTACGGCAGCGAGGGTCAACCTCGGGTTGGGGTCCGCTGCGACCCATGCATCCACGGATTTCGATGCGGCGGGTGCTGCGGCTGCGGAGACGGCAGCGAGGGAAACGGCGGTGTCGGGGGAGGCGAGCGCGCGCGTCACGGCGGTGGGCGCCGAGGCCACGACTCGCGCCGCAGCTGACGCCACGGAGAAGGCACGGGCGGAAGCGGCCGAGGCGCTCGCGGTCCCCCTCACGCAGAAGGGCACGAACAGCGGCGTAGGGACCCTGGACACCGAAGGGCATCAGCCGACATCACAGCTCTCGCCTTCGGTGGTAAGGAGCAGTTCCGTTTGGACGACGATCAACATGGGCTATTACGGTGCGGAACCGGGTGTTGATTGCTCGGCGAAGATCGTCACGGCGTTAGAAGACGCTCGATCAGCTCACGGGATCAAGCTCAAGTTCCCTGCCGGGTTGGGCTACAAGTTCTCGATGAGCGCTGGAGCTCACGAAGCGCTCGGCGGCAGGCCCCTCACCATCGAAGGGGAGGGAAAGTACGCCACAACCTTCACCCCAGCGTCCGCTGTAACGCCGCTGCTGAGCGCCACTGCATGGGGGGATGTTACGGGCAACGAGCTGCTGCTCCGCGACTGCGGGATCA